TTTTGCATGCTTTACTACCCCTTCCATCCTCGAGCAGAAGGATTTTTTACGACCTTCATCAGCTTTAGTCTTAGGATTTGGTGCTGGTGCTTTTAGATTACTGCCATTCTTTGCATTGTATTCAGCTCGACCTTTAGCTGTCATGCCTGCACCTTTTTCTGTAGGATTATAGGTTTTACCCTTACCTGTAGTTTTATGGGGAATTGGTTTATCGTGTTTTTTAGTAGCCATTATGCTTTCTCCTCTATAAAACATACATCAGCCCAAGACATCAACAAATAACGTTCATTATTATAAAAATATTCTGTGTATTTTAAGTATTCGTCATTGCCCATGTGTCCAAAACGCACAAAAGAACCGACTTCAATCGGCATTTGTTCACGTTTTCCATTAGATAACTTTTTGCCATCGCCTACAGCTACGACTGTTCCCATGTTGTCTTTTTCATCCATGACAACAGCAATAATATTAGATTTAATACGTTCTATAGGTTTTACTAGAATTTTATCGCCAAGTGGTTTAAGCATATTTGCGAGGTCTCCCAGCTTTCTTTTGTCCTGAATTAAGAACTACAGGTTCACTCATCTTTTGAACCATAATATCAATCGGCATATTAATGGTTTGTGATAAAAACTCACCACACCAATCGTCTTTCGACTTATTGACAGATTCAGGGTATCTTTTGCAAATTCCTAGTCGTTCGCCACTAGAAAAAAATTTACAAAAATTACATAAATCTTTATTGTTACTATCAGCCATTAGGTAAACTCCGATTACTTAGTTGGTTAGAGAGCCCATTATGTTCACGTCATATTGGGCTTTCGCTTTTTTAGTCTTTTTCCATCATATCTTCTTTGCCATAGCTAGAACGTTTATGTTCATAGCATACACCCATTGTACGACCTGTATTAAACTCTTTATCTGAGCCAATAGCATCTTCTTTACCCATAGCTACACCACCACGATGCGTCTTTTCCATACGTTCACCTGACATATCTGCCTTTGATGCACTTTTAGGAACAACTACACCTTTAGCTGGAATACCAGCCATACTATTTGGATTACTTGTTTTACCCATTGCCATAATATTTTCCTTTTAGCTAAAAAGTCTGCAAAACGCAGTAATTTCATTTTAAGGTGTTTTTAATCCTTGTCAATCATTTTTACAAGATTAATTACACCCTCAATATCTTGAATACGACATACTGTAGAGCCTTTCCAATGCACCATGAACTCTTTTTGATGTTTAGTAAACTTAGCCTTATCTGAAGATTTAATCTCAACCAAGACCGTTTTAAGAGCCTTGCCAATCAATAAATCAGGAAACCCTCGACCCACTCCACTTGTGTCAAAGACGCTGCAACCTAATTGTCTAAATGCTTCGACAATTTGTTTATGGTTACTATCGACTTTTTTAGCTCTCATTTAATCACCACAAAAACAAGACATAGTTTCATCAGAAAACATATCTATTTGAGCTTTTGAATAATTTAACATATCTTCGTAACTTGTTGTATTTTTTCTAAAACTTATTAAACTTTTGTTTTCAAATTTTGAATGGATTTTCATTTTATTTTCCATTTCTATCCACCATGTTGCTCTTTCAGGTTTGTCCTGAACCAATGATATAAGTGTTGCATCACCCTTCATAAAACATAAATCACAATTAGAAAGTTTGTTTTGTCCCACTTTTGGCAATCCTAAATCAAAATTATGCGATTCCCAAAACGCACCAACATCCCTACTAGTAATTTTAGCTTGTGCTAAAGGACACATAGAAAGACCTACTTTTGCAACTCGTCTTGGTTCATCTGCTCTAATTCCAACTAAATGTTGGTCATCATCAATATCCAAATTAATGCTTTTTAAATACCTTCTTATGGTATTAATTTTTAATTCAGAAGTGCAAAACCTCATAAAATTATTAGGAAGCATTTTTTTATCATTAATCATTGCTTCAAATGGTTCTCCATTTCTGCTTGCTGTTGTAAAACAAACTTTTTTAAATTTAGGTTTTTCGGATGTGTATTCTAACCAATGAATAGGAACATTCCAATTTTTTTCACAATCCATTACAAATTTAAGCGTTGCTTCATCTTCTTTACCAGTATTTGCAAAACATACAATTGCATCGTCAGGCAAACCATTGTTGCTTTGCAATACTCGCCAAAGCATATATGCTGATGTTCTGCCACCACTAAAAGATATTACTGTTGGCTCAATTATTTTAAATGGATTATTCATTTAACAACCTTTCGACTTTTTCAAGGAGTTCTTCTTGAGATATTCCCCAATATTTTGTAAATCCTTTGTTGCCAAGTAAATGAACCGAGGTATTACCAAGTCGGTGATGCCAGGCACACAAAGGAATTGCTGGTGCGTTTTTTCTAAGGCCACCGTTGAGTCGGATATGGTGAATTTCTGTTGGACTATCTTCAATTTCTTTTACTCCGAGTTGTTTACATAAAATGCAACCGATTCTTGCTAATTTTGCATAATGTTCTTTTTTAGTTGCCATTTGCCCACTCATACCAAAGTTTGTAAAAGTCTTTAAATTGTTGTGTTCCGTTTCCCATTAATAAATTTTTACCCAAAGCATTTAAATAGTAAAACTTTTCTACATTCATGCCATTATCTGTGTCTCCAATAATAATCACAACTACAAAATTTGGTAGTTTAGCTAAAGCCTTTAATAAAAATTCTTGACCTTTACTAATCCGTTCATTGGGTCGCTTCCATTCCATGATTAAAAACTTACCATTTCGTTCAGCAATGCCATCAACATTACTAGGCAAGAATTTAGAATTGCTAGGTATTAACCCTAATAAATCTTCATAGTCAGTATGTCTTGCTTCAGGATTACGCATTAACATTTGCAAACTTTTGTAAGTTCAGATAAAAAAATAACAAATCCACAAATAAATACAGAAAATAAAAATAAAAGTGTTTTCATTACATTTCCTCATTCGCTAATCTTTGAGCAAGATTTTCAAGTTGCAATGCAATATCAGATATATCTACTGCAATCTCGTAAGCTCGAATGAAATCGAGTTTTTTACAAGCTGATTCATATTGCTTGGTTAAATGTAAAAGAATATCAAGTGGATGATTCATACTGTTCCTTTGTCTATTAATCGATTATTTGCTTGTTCAGTTCGCCATATATCTACCTTTAATTGTGCTGCGATTAATTGCCAGCGTAACTTTTCCTCAATTTCTACAGCTTCTTTCAAACCCTGCAGTAATTCTTGATATTCCAAATTAGCATAAGCATCACGTTCTTGAGCTGCCATTGTTTCAACTCCTTTTAACTGTGCTATTTGCATTAAAAGTGCTTTTTTAGATTTGCGGAATTCTTCGATATATATACGTTCAGACTTAGCTTTTGCATATTTACCAGCGTTTTTAAGTAAAAATTCAACAACTTTATTAGGGTTTTCCATTATTCCTCTAAGTATTTAATAATTGGTTGTTGAAAACTCTCCGTAAATTGCTGACTTTTCTTGTCAAACCATAGTCCTAATGTACCTTCCCAATCACCATTTCTTTGTTTTGCAGTAATTAAAAATGTGTCTGGTTGCGTATTGTCAGCAATCCTATTCTGTTCTGTTTCTTTTTCTTTTAATCGGTTTCTAGCAATTAAAATAACGTTATCAGCTAAATCCGTAATAACTCCTGAACCTTTAATATCCTTTTTTTCAGCAATTCGATTACTTTCTCCACCTTTTCTTATGTGATGAACTAAATGAATGTGCATCTTAGTTTCTTTAGCAACATCGCATAAAGCATCTACCAAGTCTTTTTGTCCGTTAAAATCATCCTCTCCTCTGACTAACTTCATCATGGAATCTAAAATGATGTGGTCGCACTTTAAATGCTGTTTTGCATAGCGACATAATGCTATAGCTTGCCATGCATCTAATCTTCCTTGATGGTCAAATAAATAGGCTTTATCCTTTTTCCAAGACATAAACTGTTCAATATCGCCATTAGACACGCTTAATGAGCCTATGGCTTGACGAACCATGCGAGATAAGGTCTTAGTAGGTGTCATCTCTAAAGAAGCCGTTAAGACAGTTTTATGGGCTTTTAGAAGTGATAGTTTTAGTTGTCCAAGAATCAATGATTTTCCTGAACCATTTTCACCAGCCCAAATTGTCAACTCTGAATGTCTAAGTCCTACTAATTGGTCTAATTTACCCCAAGGTAATTTATCACCTTCTATTCCTAAATGACGATTTTTAAAATAAGTTTTAATTTCATCTTCAAAAACAGCTTTTTCTTTAATTTGATACATGATGTCGTGATATTCACGATATTGCTCTAAATCAATGTTTATTAACATGGACTTCGTTCTCCGAATCTAATCCAATCAGGATTTTAGGTTTTAAGTTGCTTAAATGTATAAACCAAGCTGCAAACTGTTCATCAGTACAATCTCCATGAATCAAATTTACAACTTGGTTTGTTAAAAATGCTAAATCAATGCTTCTAGGCATATCTTTTTCTGTATAAATGGTAGGCATAGGACTATAACTGTCTTTAGGATTGAACCAATCAGGTTTAGTACCAACAATTACAAATACTCCATGTAAGTAATCATTGTTGTACCAAAACTTAAAGGCTTGGTCTTGTCCAGTCATATAAAGCTCACCTGTTCTTTTGTTTCAACAAAGATTTCATCTTCCCATCGTCTTTGATTTAACCATGTGCTTGCATGAGGAATAATGTTGTTTTTCCATTGTTGAGTTTGTTTGTGTTTTTCAACAGCTTTTAAAATAACATCAAGTTCTACATCTACCTTTTTCCATGAATTTAAAGCAACAGATTTTTTTTCATGTCTTGGATAAACTTTCCAAAATAACTCAAAATCATACGAATACTTATTAGAAGAAGAAGATGAAGAAGAAGATGTAGGGGTTGGAATTGACTTATCCTTATTTTCTATTTTAAGGTTTTCAACAAGGTTAACCTTACCCATGTTTTTTAACTTTGGATTACCACCTAATTTACCTCCTTCAGCCCTGATATTCCTAAGGTATTCATCTCTTACCATTCTTTTTGAAAATATAGAACCATCGTTTGCAATTTCATAAACCCCAGCTTCATGCAATTCTTCTAAACAACCATTTACTTTATCTAAGGTTAGTCCTACCATCCTTGAAAGGTTGTCTGCAAGGATAACCTTGTTATTAACCTTAAGGTAACCATAAGGTGTACCTTCGTGCATATAACAAATCATATCTATCCATAAACCACGAGCTTCAATAGAACAAGAACGTAAAGCAGTATCTCTTAACCAATCTGAAGGATAAAATTGAAATGAAGGTCTTTTCATAATTTATTACCTTTATACAATTTTTTTTCAACATATTTTTTAGCCAAAACACCTGCATCATAATAAATTTGTATTGCTTTATATAAATCCATATTCATCATGTCTAAAACACGATTTAAAGGATATCCTAAATAACCACACATTAAAAACGCTAATTCTTCACGATTGTCTGGCCCATCTAAATTAGCGTGAGAACCTACAAATTTAAATAAATCAACATTATTATGTAAATTTTTATGACATTCTTCACATAAAACAGCAAGTTGTTCTATTCGATATTCCCAAGGTTCATATCCTCTAAAATATTCTTTATGATGAACATTCAAAGTTGATTTACCATCGCCACACATATCACAACAAAAATCAGATTTTTGCATAGCCTCAAGTCGTAATTTTTGCCATCTTGGGTCTTTTAATTTTTGCCAATATTCCATATCAGTCCTTAAATAAATCAGGTCTAAGCATTTCTTTTGTTAATCTTCCTTCAGATAAAACGCTAATTTTTTTTAAATGTCTAATTGGTATTTGTTTTCTAGAAAGCCAGTTATAAACTGCTGTATTTCTAACACCTAATAGCTTTGAAAGCTCATCTAAAGTACCAAATTCAACTTGCAAATGTTTTTTAATTTCTTCCATAAATCCTCCTTAAAATGAACGATAACACAAAAATATGAATAAATGCAACAAAAATAAATAAAAATATTTGTAAAAAAGTGTTGCAAAGTGATTTTATTAGTGTATAGTATTACTTATGCAGTAAATTTAATTAACCAAATGAAGAAAGAGAAAGTCAAATGAAATATAAAGAAAATGATTTAGTTAAACTTATTCCTGAATACCACAACAATACTATTTTTAAAGTTGTTATGGCTAACGAAAATCATTTAATGATGGTTGATACAGTTTATAAAAATAAATTATGGGAAGCTCATCCTGATGATGTTGAAATTGCAGCATTAAATAAATAATTAATGGGGGGAAACCCCCATCAACAAGTGAAGAAAGAGAAAGTATATGAAAACATTTATAGAAGCACTCATACTCGGTACATTGATGTTTGTTATTCCATTAGCTGCATGGATTATCAAGACAGGAGGTCTATGATGGATTACAGAGCCTATTGCACAGATGAAAGACAAGAACTTTGGTCAGATTGCCAGGAAGCGATTGAAGAACGCATACAAGATTTGATGCGTGAAGGAAATAAGTTTGACGAATGTTCCTTTGAAAACTTTGCTGAAAACATTTATTCAGCAACAACTGAAGAAGCTGAATCCATAGAGTTTTATTTACGCAATAAAGACTTTGAAAAATTAGGTCGATTGCTTTGGTCTATTTCTTATAAACGTGCTGAAGATAACGCAACATGGCAAGCTCGTGACGAGTGGCATAACGGAGATATTACAAATGAATAATAAAAAAGAACAAGCAATTTGGTCAATGTATGAAAAACAAGAACATTTGTTATCTATGCTGATTATTTTAAAAGATTACATTAAATCAGATAAATACATAGCTGGTCATGCTGAAGCAATGCTAGAAGGTTTGGTATCTAAAGTAATTATTGACCAAATCGATATGATTAACGAAGCTGGGATTAAATACTAATGAAAACATTTATAGAGGAATTAGAAGAAATGGATAAACATAATAAATTTTTAGAATTACGCAAAATTAACGTCAATGAGCATACAGAGAAAAAAGGTAAATTTACTTATTTATCTTGGGCTTGGGCAGTTGACCAATTACTTCAACTTGACCCATCAGCTACATGGAGATATGAGCAACCAATGTCATTTGGCGATACTTTAATGGTGTTTTGCACAGTTACAGCATTTGGTAAAGACATGACAGCTCAGTTACCTGTTATGAACAATAAAAACGCAGCTATGCCTAATCCTGACGCATTTTCAGTTAATACGGCTATGCAAAGATGCTTAGCGAAAGCAATCGCATTACATGGTCTTGGGCTATATATTTACGCTGGCGAGGATATTCCTGATGAAGATGCTCCAGACTTAACAGATTTAACTGTTCATTGGATAGATATGATTAATGAATGTTTAGATATAGACACTCTTAAATCAGCGTATGGTCAAGCATATAAAGAACTAAATAAAGACAAAGAAGCGATTAATAAGATTAGTGCAGCTAAAGATAAAAGAAAGGCAGAATTACTATGACTGACGCACAATTAAAAGAATTAGCTGACCTTAGAGTTGCTATCCAAGATTTAAAGTATCAATTAACACAAAAGCATGAAGAAATAGAAGATAGAGAATCTGCTATTTATGCAACAGGTTATTGGAATGGTATTGCTTATAAAAAACTACGTGAAATAAGTGATGAGGAAATACTAGCCCTATGGGTAAAGAAAAACAATCTAAATGGTGCTAAAGATATTTTAGATTTTGCTAGAGCAATTATGGAAAGATGTCGTATAATTAACGGAACAGATAAATAACTGCAATTATCTATCTGTCCCTAACCACCACAACTAATAAGGAGTTGATATGGCTGACAACATTATAACCAAAGAACTATTGCATGAAATCCTAAAATACAAGGATGGCAAACTTTTTTGGAAAAAAATTGTAAATTCTAAAAGCAGGTCAAAAGTTGGCGATGAAGCTGGAACTATGACTAGTCATGGGTATAGGCGAATTGTTATCAATTCTAAACAATACTTAGGACATCAATTAGTTTTTATGATGTTTAATGGGTATATTCCAAAAGAAATTGACCACATAAATAGAGTTCGTAGTGATAACAGAATTGAAAATTTAAGACCATGCACTAGGTCTGAAAACATTTTAAATAGCAGTTTAAGCAATAGAAATAGTACAGGGATAAAACATATTCATAATGTTAAAGGATATGGATATAAAGTTGTAATTCCTAAAAATGGTAAACAAACTTATATTGGTTTTGCAAAGACTATTGATGAAGCAAAAAATCTACTAAAGAAAGTGAGTGAGAAATGATATTAACTGGATTTTTATTTGCTATTGGTGCAACACTTGGAACATTATTAACTTGGGTTACAATCAGCAAAATTGAACAAATGTATTCCGATTGGCAATACAAAAAGCGTTGGGATGCAATTAAAAAGAAAGAGAATGAGAAATGACTGCAAATGAACTAGCAGATGAAGTTATGGAGCATTACAAAGCCGAATCACCAAGAGGGTTTAATGTAAATTGGATGAAAGAAGTTGCCACTATGCTACGACAACAAGCAAAAGAAATAGGAATGCTAAAACAAATTATTGATGCAAACAATTTACAGTCAGATATTGGACAGTTTAAGAAAGGGTGTGAAATTAAAGTTAAAGAAATTGAATTGAAATTTACTTGCCAAATAGCCACTTATGACCAAAAAGAAATACTGAAATTGCGTAAAGAGTTGTATGAAGCGTTTGAAAACTGCACCCACAACATAGTTGATAGAGAAGGTTTGGTAGGAAATTTAAAACTTGAATTGTCTGGCGAACATTAAGAAAGGCACAAGGGAAATGAACAGACCAACATGGAACAAAGAGAGAACTGTTTTAAATTATAAAACCGAAGATGGTGATTGGTTAAAGGAAGTTTATAACAAGAATTTAAACTTGCTTAAGCGTACAACATCTTGGGGTGAGTGGATGGAGTATGAATATGTTAAAACTGGAAAAGCTAAAAATAAAATAGCAACCATTCGCAAAAGTGATGGCACTTACAAGACGTTTAAATATGATGAAGAAGGAAAATTAATGTTAAATAAAGGAAGTAAGAAATGACTGATATTATTCAAGGAACAGAAGCCTGGCATCAACTCCGTTTAGGCAAAGTTACTGCTAGTCGTGTTGCTGACATTATGGCAAAGACTAAGGCTGGTGTATCTGCTAGTCGTGGTAATTATATGATTGAACTTGCACTTCAGCGAGTTACAGGTAATATTGAGCCTTCTTATACTAATGAAGCTATGCAAAGAGGAACTGAAGAAGAACCTAGAGCACGTATAGCATACGAGGTGCATACCAATAGTTTTGTTGACCAAGTGGCATTTATTGACCATCCTACAATTCAATGGTTTGGAGCTAGCCCAGACGGACTAATTGATACAAATGGTATGGTAGAAATCAAGAATCCAAACAGTAGCACACATTGGGCAACAATAAAAGCTGATGAAATACCTACTAAATATTACATTCAAATGATGGCACAATTAAGTTGCACAGGTCGAGAATGGAATGATTATGTGAGTTTTGATAGTAGATTTCCTGAACGTAGTCAATTGTATATAAAACGTCTTTATCGAGATGATAAATATATTGCAGAAATGGAAAGTGAAATAAAGCGTTTTTTAGAAGAAGTTGAAAGTGAAGTTAATTTAATGAGAGGAAGTTAATATGGGTATCAAATATTATGTAAAAGCAGCACTATCTGAATATACTGACAAGGAAGGTAAGTCCAAGAAAAAATATCAGTCAATAGGAGTCGTTATAGAGACTAAGAACGGCTTAATGCTCAAACTTGAGTCATTGCCATTACTAGCATTAAAAGAAGGCTCTCTGATGTGTTATTTGAATGAACCAGAGGATAAAGCAGATTTTCCTAAAACATTAGCTGAAATAGATTCTGACGTGCCTTTCTGAGGAGATAATCATGCAAGGAAAAATATTGCACTTAAATAGGTTTAAATGGATTCCAAGCGTTCAAACTGATATTATGAAAACTTGGGAAAGGTTCGGATTTATGAAGCCTTCAGAATCAGCATGGTTTCGTGAGAAATGGGAAGGAGTTAAAAATGGGAACAAAGCTTAAAGTATTAGTGCCTGCTATTAAAGAAAAGTCAGGTAAAGTAATTATTGCACCAAGCAAATCCTATAGCCACGATGAGTTAAAAAAGAAAGCTGGTAAAGAAGCTAAAGGTGCTAAACATGAGTTTGAACTTTCTAATGGCAAAATAGTCAATAGAAAAGAAGCAGCTAAAGTAGCTGAAAAGGCTGGTGAAGTTCCTAAATCAGTTGGTAAGAAACTTCATAGCCACGACCTTAGACGAGCTTTAGGTATTAAAAAGAAGTAATTACTTTTGTGGATGTGCTTTATTCATAGGGAGCTTTTCATGTTGTTTAAGCTCTCTTTTGACTTCTACTAGGCCATGACGTAATTGAATAAATTGTTTATCTTCACGCTTTTGCTCAGCTTTAGATTCAATTTCTATATTTTTCATTCTTTTCCTATCATTTTCAAAGCTACAAGTTGAACATCGGAACAACGCTTTAACCAACCAACACCATATACACTAAAGTTAGATAAATTCTGATAAAACTTTATTTTTGCATCAG